GAATTGCGCCGCGATGTCCTTGGCGGGAACCTTCGGCGCAGGCTCAGGCGGCTTGGCCTCGGCCGCCGGTTGCTGCGGCGGTGGCGTTGCCGGCTTGAACGGATCGTCCTGCGCGTCGCGTTTGGCCAGCGCGGCAAGGCTGTAATCCTGCTGTTGGCGATAGACCGCATTGCCACCGGGGACGGGCGGAAGGTCGAGCTTTTTTCGGGCCTCGTCCGGCGTGTAGATATTTTTGCCTTTGTCGAGGACTTCCATCTGCGTCACGCTATCCATGCGCAGCAGGTTCTCGGTATCGAACTCGGTGCCCATGCCGCCGGCCCAGCCGCCGAGGCCGAGGCCGTGGTCGAGCAGCTCCTCGATTTCCTCGATGTGGGATTGCAACGCCTGCGAATAGTATTCGACGTTGAGCGCCTGCACGTTGTTGTATGACGGCAGCGCGCCGACGCCGACCTTGTACGGCGGCACATGGTAAACACTACAGACAACCTCCGCCGACCATTTCAGCGACTCGACCATCTGCCCTTCCACATGCGTCATGGCGACCTTTTCGTATTTTGCGCCCGCGCTCAGGATTGCCACGCGGCCGAGGTTGGCGCGCGAAAACCGTTGTTCGAACTGTTCCTTGACCCGTTGTTCCTCGGTTTCATTGATCTCGCCGGGATAGATCAGCATACCGCCGGGCTGCGAGGCATTCTGGAACAGCAGCGCGGATGTCCGCTGCGCATTGAGGCCGAGCATCGAGGCGAGGCCAGAGGCAAACACCGGTGGTGTCCCGACCAACGGATGAAATAAACAGTTGAATCGATCGTGGATGATCTCGCGCGCGGGGACGGTGATTTCGCCAATGCCGACCAGATTGTCGCTGTTGAGCCGGTAGTACACGGCGCCGTCATCCGACACCAATGGTTGCACCCGCGTCGGGTCGAGCACATGCAGGCCGGTGACGACGTTGCGATCGTCGCGCTCTTTCAGAACGTAAGTGTTGCCGCGCGACAGCTTCGACAGTACCCAGGATTCATAGAATTGATTGCGGGTCTGGTAAGTGTTCGGCCGGCGCAGCACTGGCGAAAATGCCGGATTGGTCGTTTCCGACCAGATGTCGTCGCTGTCCTTCTCGGATAATTTGACGCGCAGCTTACTGATATCTCTCGCGATCAAGGTCTTGCACGCGAAGTCGGCGTGAAACGACGACGCCGAATCGGTGCTGATCGAGACGTTTTGCTGCCACGCTCCAGGGTACGGTTCATGGATGATCGGATATTGATACGGCCTGCCAACCCCATATGGTAAGGAGCTAAGTGCCTTTTGCTTCTCGCCGGTGAACGGGATCGGCAGGCCGAGGATACGCATCAGGCCACCGTTCCTGTGCTCGCAGTGTCAGCCGTTATCGCGTCATAGCCATTGGTGCCGGTGACGCGGCATTTCACGGTGTGGGTTTGATCGGCCGCCACCAGCGTGTAGGTAGCCGAGGTGGCGGCGGCTATTACCGTCGAAGCATCACGTATCCATTGATAAGTGATGGTTGCTCCATTCTGCCAGGCACCTGGATTACAGGTCAGCACCTGGCCGAGAGTAGCCGTTCCCGAAATAGACGGCGACGTTGACGCAAATGGCCGCGGCGTCCCGCGCACGCGCGAGGCCATTATTCTTTAGCCCTGCTAGAACGCGTGTCGTAGCCGTGTGCCCCCAGGGGTTCGTTGGCCGTGACGTTCTTGGTGATGACGGTCGGGCCGGTGCCGTCGGCCTGTTTTTCCTCTACTGCAACACCGAGTTTAGCGAGGTCGTTTTCCTCTTGCGTCGGCGTCGGCTGCGATGATTCCATTCGCTTCATTGCTTCTTCGTTGGCCTTTTTGCGCTCGTCGCGCTGTGACTCCATTGCCTTCACGCTGGGATGGTCTTTGGTTTTGGCTGGTTGCTGTGCCATGTCATGGCCTCCTGTTTTGAAAAACGAAAAGAAACGAGCCGCATTGGCGCGGCTCGCCGGTCCTGCAAGTTATCAATTCCAGGTCATGGTTTGCGTCCAGGCAATGACGCCTGTTCGCCGCATACCCCAGTTGATGTCGAGCAGCATACGAATGCCGATTGTGTCGGTCTGCCACAACGATCGCGTCGGCGTGGCGAGCACGCCGGAGCCTTGCGCACCCGTTGCAATCTGCAAGGGGGTGGTGTCCTCCATGTGCAGCGTGGCCTGGTCGGAAACGTCGAACCTCGGCGAATCGCCGGTGACAGAAACGAAGTCCGCAGCATCAACCAGCAGCATTGAATCGGCAGTCACGTTGCTGCTCACAATCACCGGATAACCTTGCAGTGTGCCGCCGGTAATTCCACCGAACGGGAATTCGCCGCCGCCCGCAGTGGCGGGAATCAGCGAAACCGCCAGCACGTCAGCGGGGTTCATGATCCACACCGGCGATCTGATATTGCCGTTGGTGCCAGTGATCAGCGCGCCGGTCAGGCCACGGATGTCACCAATCAACGCCGCAATGCCGCCGCCCGCCGTTGCCGAGGTGGCAGAGACACCCGCTTTGAGGCCCGCTGGCCGCGTGGTTGTCGCCGCGACCGCATCGAGCAACACCGAGTCGATCGATACGCTCGTATCCTCGATGATGGTTTGTCGAATAAGAGCGTCTATCGAGGGCGTGCTGTGTTCGGCGATCTCACGGGTGAATGTGCTGATCACGCCCATCTTCTTCGGCGTGAAGGTGATGGCCGTGAACGCAGCTTGCCGAACTGGAATCGGTGCGCCTTGGGCGACGAAACTTCCAGCAATGGTCGGCGTGCTCGCCCGCGATGGCATGCTGACAATGCCGGCACGACCGAACGAGAATTTTCCGCCTTTTGCCGCCAATGCCGGATAAACCGAATTCGGCATCAGTGCGCCGAAGTAATCTTGAATCGAAGTGTCGACGAGCTGGCTGGCCCAGCCCGATGTCACGGTATCGGCAGGCACCGCCGCCGCCTTGGTGATGACACTGAGCACCGCTCGGGTTGGCTCGTCGTCGCCATATTCCTGCTTGAGAATTTCGTAGGGCGATTGCTTGGTGAAATGCGCTTTGACCGCACACACCAGCGAGCGCCAAACATAGTCTTGCGGCGCAATCCGCTGCGCCGGCACCGCATAGATCGGGCTCAGGCCGCCGCGCGCGAGGCTACCCTCATGCACGGTCTCGACCCTGGCCACTGCCTTGGCGGTCACCGCCTTGGCGGATTCGAGCTTGCGCAGCCGAGTCAAGTCCTTGTCGATCGCCTCGACCTCTGACGCGAGCGTGTCGAACGTCTCTTGCTCGGCCGCATCGCTGGTGCGGTCCTCGTCAAGCGTCTTCTGCATCACGATTTCCATCTGAGCCGCGCTGGCCTGGCGCTTGGCTTCAAGCGCGCTGATTTGTTCGGATAGGGTTTTCATCTTGACGCCCTCCTGGGCGGACTTCCGTGGGGGGATGTCCCGAGGCGCCGGGCGGGTTTGCGGTGCAGCGTTGTGGCCGGACGCGGCCCGCTGCGCAGTGTCGATCGACTTCACGGTGGCGATGGTGGCCTCACTGTTGGCCGGAATCGTCACGGCCGATAGCTCAAGGAATTGCCACTTGATGAATCGGATTCCCTTGGTCTCTTTGATGTGTTCGAACTCGGTGGCCTTGAACCCGATCGATAGTCCTGAAACCAACCCGCCCTTGATCAGCGACCAGGCGCGGTCGATCTCGGCGGTCACACCCTTAGCGATCTTGGCGACGATCTCGATGCCGGCCGACGTGACCTTGGCGTGCGTGACGTGGCCAATCGGATGGCCGGAATCATGCTGCCACAGAAACGGAATCGGCAGTTTGAACTGTGCACCGCGCGGCTCGACCACGTCGTGCATGCGATCCGCAGATGGCGTTGTCGCCATGCCGGTGATGATCCGCGCGTCCTCGTCGACCTGCTTGATTTCAAGCAGGCTGTAGGCTCGATTGAGCATGGGAAACCTCTTAGGAACTTTGCTGTCGACGCGGACTTGTCTTGCCGCAGAGGGGCCACTACGAGGTGACGCGATGGGAAACGAACCAGGAAATCCGAACGACCCGAATAATCCGAATCAGCCAAACCCAAATCCGAATCCGAACCAACCCAAGCCGCCCAATCAGCCGCCGCGCTAGGCGAAGAAAAGACGAACCTCGGGCCGCGTTTGTGCCATGGGGTTCGTCGCCATCAATGCCACGCTGTTAAACAACGCCATCAACGGATCGATTTTCCCAAACCCTGAATCATCTCTCGCAATCCGCATTCCGGTCGGCGTCGGCACGATGCGCGCATTGCCGGCGCACCACGTCATCAACGCCTGGCCGCCGTGCTTAAACGAACCATCCACCAACTTGCGCTCGACGGTCTTGATCGCGCCCATCAGCGATATGCCTTGGCGAATGCCCGCGAGGAGCTTGTTTTCTTGCGTGACCTCGATCCGGGCGAGCGCGTCAACAATTCCGCCAATCCCAATGGCATCGACACCGACCCCGGCGAGTTTTTTCGCGACTTTAACTTTTTCCACGATTTCTGTGACAACCGAAATGTCATCCGGCAACTCCTCGACAATGGTTAAGTCGCCGTCGGCCTGAAACCTTTCATAGAAACCAGTATTAGCTTTACGCCGCTCCAACCCTTCCGGGGAAATCAGCGCGTGGGTCCATGCAAGATGCGTCTTGGTGCCCTTCTCGCGACCTACAACGGCGATGCCCAACAGGTCATCAAGGCCACCACCATCAATGCCAACCACAACCGCTTCCGAACGAGCAAGCACAGCATCCAGCGTCAGCCCTTCCTCGACACCGCGGGACCAGTAGTTGGCACCGGCCCAGCCATCGGCCCGCAGGCTCATGCCGACTTGAACATTAAAATGCTGCGACGCAATCAGCGCCACCGCAGCGGGGCCATCGGCGTCGGCCCGCATCACCTCGCGTTGCAAAAAGTCTTCGTTGGTCGAGCGCCCCAAATTGGGATTGACGAGCGGCCAGTACCGCCGGTCTCGCCAGCCGCCGTCGCGCGCCAACCTATCCGGCAGTTCGTAAAGGACGGGAAGGAGCGGCATGGCCGCTTTGCCGTCCCGCACCGAGCGCGCCATCGCCAGCTCGGAGGCGAACACCCCCGATGGGACCGCCTTGCTCTGCGTGGTGGTCTGGAACAGAAACCCGTCCGGTCTTTTCGTCAGGGCGCCGCGAAGCTCGACAAAGACCTCGGCCGCGTTCGCCTTCTTGGCGAACTGGTGGGTTTCGTCGATCATGGTCCCGGTACACTTTGACCCCGTAATGGTGTCGGTGTCGGCCGCCTTGATCTGCAACACCGCACCCGAGCGCCGATGGGTGATGCGCCTGATGTGGTCTTGAACGTGGAACAATTTTTGGAGTTCGGCGTCCAGCCGGATCGTGCCCTTGGCCTGCTTGTAGGCGATGCTGGCGATCTCCATCGTCGGGGCGATGAACATGAATTCCGCTTCCGGCCGGCGGTTGACGATCAGCGCCGTCAGCATGACCATGCCGCCGTTCGATGACTTAGAATTTCCTTTAGGGATAAGCTGGAAGACCTCTGAAATGTGACGGATATTGGTTGCCGGGTCCAAACTGCCGAATAGGCTGGCCACAATAGGCAGAAACCACGGACCGCACGCATCGCCCATCGTCGGCGTCCCGATCACATCCGGTAGCCGCAGCCGCTTGAACACCCGCAGCGCACGCGCCGCCTCGGCCTCGTACAGCGGCAGGTCCGGCACCAGGCTGCGCCCGTCCAGAATCCGCTCCTCCCAATCCAGGCAGCTCGTATCCCACCCCTCGACGCCCTCTACGATGCCCCTAGGAGCCTCTAGGAAGGCCGCTGGTGCGTTTTCAGGGACAGGGCTAGGGGTAGGAGGGTCGAGGAACTGCAGCATCACTGGGCGCGGTTTTCGAACTCAAGGTCCGACGACCATGGCGTCCCCATACCGGCCATCTCAGCATCTTCGCTCCGCTGGTCTTTCTTGCCTTTCGGTGTGACCTCGGACATGCGGGAATGGCAGTAGGGTGCCGCTGCTATCGCCATCTTGTCACGCCGTAGTTGTGATGCATTTGGGTCACGGATAACCGCGAGCATATAATCCAAAGGCAACAGTCCACCGCTCAATTGTTCCTCGGTGATAGCCTGCAAGGCAGGTGGCCGGCCGCGTTGGTACTGTTCCGGCTTAGGCTTGTGCTTTGGCCTTACGTGTGGTTCTGGTTCCATCTTCTTGACTTTGCTAAAAAAAACCTCTGCGTGAG